AATTTTTCTGCATGTAATCACTCCATTCTAAGATTTCATACCCATTGCTTTTATAGTACTGATACGGCGAAAACTCTCCTTTGATATAACATATTTCTTCTTCGCAGAATTCGTAATTTGTCTCTTTCAGGTAGCTTTCGCCTGAACACCACTTCATTCCTTGCTTATGCATTCTTTCGCAAAAGTCTTTCGCTTCCTCTTCTGTCTTGCAGTGTACTGCAATCTTATTTTCTTCATTTTTAAATTCATCCCAGTTAAATTTTCTCATATTTCCTACCTCACTATCTTTCGCACAATCCAATCTAAAAACACCACAAATAGCAGTATCGGGAATCCCGCAGCCATCAGGTAATCCGCACCTTCTAGCTCTACATCCTCTTCGATTCCTGTTTTTAAAGTAATCACTGTCCCAAGCCCCAATATGTAGTAAAGGGTTAAGAATGCGATTGTGATTAAAATGTCCATGTTATCCCTCTTTTCTTGATATCCTGTTAAATTCCTCTCTAAATCTTTCAACAACCCACGATTTTTCATAGTCATGTTCATCTGCAAATTCTTGAATATCTTGCATCACATGTTCTGCAAGGCTTTTCATTTCCTTTACAGCTTGGTTATAAATTGCATCACCCATCACTCCACCTCCAACAAATCAAGGCATTCTTCCAATGTCTCTTTTGTAATTTCCAACCACGAACCATCATCTACAGCATCAAGATGAATATGATCAGAACCACCAATCATCATGTGACCACTTTCGTCTAGCTCGTAAATTTTCCCTTCTTCAATCACAATTGTATCGTTTTCGATTAAGAAACCATCATCGTCGTATTTATCTACGCAGAAAGTTTTCTTGCACTTATATCTCTTACTCATTTTCCTTTCCTCCGTTCTGTCGCATCTGCTCTATGTAAATATTTGTGGCGCATCTTACAATCTCCGGTTTTAATCCATCGTAATCAGTGCCTTTGTAAAAATTCTTGTCACACGATCTTTTAATCATGTACAGGATACCTTCAAATGTTTGTTCTTTCATTCTTTCTCCTCATATTCCGGACACTCCACACAATACTCATACATGTCCATTCTTGCGCACTGGTCTTTGCACACTTCATTTTCCGGGCACTCTATGCAACAACGATCACATCCGCATATACTTGTTAATTTGCATCTTCCCATCATGATTATTCCTCGCTCCTTCCAATTACCTTATCTTTCTAAAATCACTTGTTGGTGCGTGGAATAACCGCCCGTCATTGCATTTAATCATTGTCTGCTGTCCGCATGCTGTCGGACGATACTGTTTAACCACTATTCCGCATGGATTACCTGGATATTCAACGCACATCACTATGTCTCCGACTCTAATTTCTTCCATGCTATTCACTCCAATCCAATCTCTGACCGCAATGATTGCAGCAATCAAAATCCCAATAACGAAGCATTTTTATATCTGCCATATTTCCAAACAGCTTTTTGCATCCAGGACACGATGCTTGTCCATTCCAGTTTTCTACTTTCTTCGGCAACTGCTTTTCCAGTGCTTCGATTGCGATATCTAATGATTCTCGCAACATATAATATCCGCTTGTAGGATAATTCGCTTTTATTACTTCTATCGCTTCTCTAACTTTCTTCTCGTTCATATTTATAATCACTCCAACAATTCTTCTCTAAATCTATTACTAACAATCCCAACCATTTTATCTAATGAACTTTCATTTATATCACGAAATATCATATATGCATGTTTATTTGTATGATAATTGTTCAATCTTACTTCAAATTCGTCATTAAATGGATAATATCGTATTGAAACTATCACTGACGAATTATTTTTTTAAAATTGTTTAACTGTTCCGTCCATCTTCCATCACCAAAATTCCTTCATCAATCAAATAGTTTACTGTTCCCAACAACCCTTCCTGTGTTTTTAAATCTAATTCATTTTCAATATCTTTCTCTTGATAAAATTTATCAAACTTATATGTACACATTCCACCAAAGCAATCACATCTTGTATGAACTCTTTTATTGTAATATGGCTTATCATAAATACCTATCCAAATATCGTTATTTGCTCCATACTTTACATCCCGATCTGTTCCAATAAACTTGCTAATACACCATGCATTGATAACATTATTTCTCCAAAACAGCGGTTCCTTAATCTTTGATTCATCTCCTACACTGAGCTTGTTAATCTTTTTCATGGTAAGATTGTATTTATTCTCAACTTTAGGTTTCCTCATTCTTTTCACTCTCTTTATTTTTAGTATTTTCAGTATCCATAAAACAATTTACACATGCATCGATCCATTCTCCACCTTCATCCACGTAATAATCATCACCATATATTCTACACTCGTCACAATAGTCATATAAATCATCTAAATAATCGTAATTACACATTTCTCTTTCCCGGCTTTCCACCTAACAAATTTCCTTCTTCGTCTCTGTCATATTTCCACATCAAATAATCACACCAATTATCATTGTTAAAATCGCTCATGTTGTAAAACGGATCTGGATTATCTATAACATATTCTTTTTCAAATCCTTTAATTTTCACATTTACATCATCTACAATGATTCTTTTCGATAATCTACAAATCCACTTCACAAATTCTTTAAAAGTTTCTTCAAATTCTCTATCACGTAATGCACCATCAACAACAAGAATATATTCGTCTTGTGTATGTAACCAACCACGTTTATAACTTCTTCTTCCTCTTGAATCTCTTAAGTTATTTGTTCCCTCAAAAAATTCATCGCTACTGCTTGAGCTGTTATATCCTCTTTTTTGAATCACATATACTTCCATATCTCTTTCTGATCCAGTTACAACCGGAAGATGATCAAGAACAGTTTCAAGAATATACCTTTTCTCGTGTTGTGTTCTGCCTAATGGTGATACAACAATTGTTCCATGTACATATGTCCAGCTACTCATTTTTACACCTCTTTTAATATTAATCACATCGGTATTTACGATCTTATATCACATGCTGTTCACAAATATTTTCAAATAGCGACAAATGAAATAGTTTGTTGAATCAACGTTTACAGTTTCTAAATATTTGATTTACTGCAGGTGATATTTGATTATAAACACCGATGAAAATCATATGCAGAACTTTATGTATCTTATTTTATTGAGGGTATGAAACATGTATAGAAATTTATTCCGCATATGAATTGTGAATAAAGGATTCGAACCTTTTCTAATGCTATATACCGCATCGTGCTACCATTTACACTAATCCACAACTATCTTTTAATTAAAACTTCTATAGAAATCTCCTGTCTTATCAATACTTCTGCAAACCATGGAGTCAATTTCTCGTTTCATTTCTTCACCACATTCCGGACACATATGTCCTTCGCCTGTATACTCTTTCATCGACATTGTAATAGTTTCTTTGTGCCCACATTTCGGACAATAGAATGGATAATTCATACTGTTTATTTCTCCTTTTCTGACTTTTTATTCCCACTGATGTCGCTCACAAGATTGACCAAATATAATAATTCATCAAGTTTCTTGTCAATCAAACGATTGATTCTTTTGATTTTATCAATACGTTCCTCTTCATTTTTGCGCTTTGCATACGCTTCCATATTTGCAATGCCGACCACCTGCGCTGTAGGATTTTTACCATACTCTTCTAAAGATAAGATCTCTTTTACATTTCCTAATATTCTCCTATCTTTTCTTCTTGCATTAACAACTACAAGTGTATTTTCTAAGTTTGCTGTTCTAAGTAATTCGTATTCTTCCTTATATAAAGCAAATCCATAATCTTTTTTATTACGATCTTCTAGTAAATTCACAATTGCTACTAAATCATATCCTGTCATGGTTTTATTCTCCTTTTTCTATTTGCAAATCACCTTGTTATTAAAATCCCAGCTACCGGATATAACTCCATTCGGATGTATAATAAATTCTCGACACACATTGTCCGGTTCATTCTGCTCTACTTTGGACAGCATATCCATGTTTGAGTAGCTAAATGTGATATTTATTCCATTGTAGTTCCAAATCTCATAGACATAATAGTCTTGTATAGTCTGCTCCACGAATTCGAAATGATTATATGCATAATTGAGCATTTCCATGTATAAGCTATCATTGCTTTCATAATTAACACCATACTTATCCGGAAGTTTCATAAGCCTTCTAAATGAAACATCATCAGCAAATCTAAATGCATCAACAAAATCTATAAATTTAGAAATGCTGTCGATATCATACATAACACATTGAATTCTAATCTTTGTACGTTTTAGCCATCTCTTAATTGTTTTTAACTCTTCGATAGTCGGAACATCAGCTATAAATATATTACGGTTAATGTCATCGTCGATAGCGTGTCTGCTTATATCGATAAAGTCAAATAATCCTTCAATCCTATCAATATGGTCTTTCAAATATGTTCCATTCGTATTCATAGTAAGAAACTTTATATCGTGTTTTCTTAAAACATCACATAATAATGAAAAGCCAATAAATAGAAGAGGCTCTCCTCCAGTTAACGATACTGAATATAAAATTCCTTCTCTTTCCATTTCACTTAACATACGATCCACTTGTCTTACGAAACGCGCAGCATCTTCGTGACACTTAGAATTCTGTTCCACGCAAAACGGGCAACTAGCATTACAAGCGTTGGTAAGCTTTAAATGTAAATGCCACAACCATTCATTTTTCTCTACTAAAATACTATTGCCAAATAAATTTACTTCCATTTTGTCTTCATAATGAATAGGAAGTTTCTCCACATCAGCAGCGTGTAAATACTCCTCTTTATTAGTAATTGTTTTAAACATTAGTTTCTCCTTAATATTTGCATTTTGTATTTTTTGTACACCATATATAGTATTTAAATAAGTTGTATATTGCTATATATTGTGTTGAATTACGAATAAAATCGAGATTTTAACTTGATAATATCTCATCTATCATCTTATCCATCTCATATGTAAATTTGACACAATTACCATGTGAAATATGATTCTTCCAAGATTCATAAGATTCTAGGAATTTTCCTTTTGATAACTTATTCTCTTTTACCATCTTTGCCATTTTTCGATATTTCTTTTTCGCTTTTCTCTTTTTTTCATTTGTAAGTTTTCTAATTACTTTTCCATCTTTTGTGACATATGTATGAAAACCACAAAATTTAATTCCGTTTTTAAAAGGTATAATCTGAGTTTTGCCGTTCAATTCAAGATTTAGTGTGTTTACAAAATCTTCTATTGCACACAAACAATATTTTGCATATTGCTTTGATTCCACAATTAAATAGAAATCATCCATGTATCTTCCATAATATTTGACACCCAACTCTCCAGTTATAAAATGATCAAAACCAGACAAATATAATAAAGCAAATACCTGACTAACTTGATTTCCAAGAGGCAAGCCATTTCCGCTTGTGCTATCAATAAATTTTTCACATAACCAGTACGTATCTGGATTAGATATAAAATATGAAACAATATCTTTCAGAATATTATGATCAATATTATAGAAAAATTTTTTAATATCACCTTTAATAATCCAACAATCATATCCGTATTTCTGATATGCTAAATACATTTGATATTTCAGACAATCCAAACCAAACAATGTTCCTTTTCCTATTTGTCCGGCATAATTCGTATATATAAATTCATTACTTAAAATAGGAAGAAGCACATTATCACATAAACTGTGCTGCACAATTTTGTCTTTAAAACTTCCTGCTTCTATAATTCTCTCTTTCGGTTCATATACTTTAAATCTGTTATATCTATCTACTTCATATTGCTTTGATTCTAAAAGTTTCTTAATTTGATAAATTCCATCAAGAGCAGATAATTCAAATTTAATTCTACTTTTCGTAAAACCTTTGCCACTTTTTGAATCTCTGTATGCTTTATATAAATTTTCAAAATCAATAATCTTATCAAAAACTGTGCTATCTTTTATCATGATATATTTTACCTTTGTATTTATCCTGTCTAGTAAAAGACAGGAAAGGTTGTTTGCTCTTTTGATATCGGGACTCTAATTTCAGCGTTTCTCTTACTTTATTTCGTCTTCCGACCCAGAACGGACGAACTCCATAATCGTTCCAATTGCAATCGTTGTAGTTCACGTTACCATTACTGTTAACAATCTGAACATAGGAAGTCATATAGCAAACAACCGTTAAGAATCATCTTGTTTTATCTTTGTTTCTCCAGGCTATTGTCATATATTTAATATCACATATCTTCTTCTGCCAATGTTCAACTGTATCAGATCCTATAAGATTTAGATTCATTGACAATTCAACATAACAAGATAATTTATCACATGAAGAAATAGATCTAGTTTGCAAATCTAATCTCTTCTGTTTTTCTGCATTTATTTGTATTCTATTTGCGCTCATCAGGAAATCATATATATTCATACATTCATTCTGAATTCTTTCTATAAGCGTTTTGTATTTTGCCGGATATCTCTTTTTATTCGCTGTCACGGAATATGTATATTGCATTAAGTCGATAGCTTTTGTAATAACTTCCATATAAATCACTCCAATCTTGCTGAGTTTTGCTCTTCGAATACTTACGAACAACGCTTACGCATTGTTCTGTCTTCGTCTCCACAAAACGTTATCGACAAGATAAACAGATTTAAGATTCGGTGATAAAAAACGGACGAACCCCACAATCGCCCCAACCGCAATCGATGAAGTCCACGTCACCATCACTGTGAACAAACTGAACAAAGGAAGAATCTTTTCTTGACGGTGTCTGGTTTGGAGTTGACAGCCAGTATGCATAATTGATTAATGGAAGTTTTTCACCACATTTTCTGAATAAATCAAATGTCGGAATAGATAATACATCATCTTTAATAACACCATAATCATCAAATCCATCCATACTAAGCAAGTTATTTTCAAATGGAACAATACTATTTCCATATTTTTCTTTAATATCTTTTGCAAGTTTGCACTCTTCAAGATATTCTCTTACTGAAGATTCTGCATAATTATTATTCATACCGAAAGTCATTTGTTTTAGAATCCCATACATAAAATGATATATCTTTCCATCCATTTGAATGTTTGTCCAATAGCATCCAAATTCCTCTTTAAAGTGCTTGTTCATAAAATCTTTAACGGATTCTCTAAATTCTTCTTCATATCTCTCTGGATCGTTACTATACCATTCTGGCACAATATCCTGATCGACTTTATAAGTCCACTTTGAAATGTCAGAAGTGATAACATATCTCTCTGGCGGAATTAATTCTGCTCTCACAAATTTCTTAGAAGCATTAAATTCATTATCTTCTACACCCAAGTTTTCAAGTAAACTTGAATGACTTTCATTCCCTAATGGTGCAAGTTCCACCCTATTCTTAAAAATAATCCCACTTTTAAATTCACACATAATTTATTTCTCCTTTTTTAATTATTACATTTATACAATCTCGATCTCTGCTCCTGTCTGCTCTTCAAGCTTCTGTCTTCTTCCACTGTCATCTTTCTTTCCTATTCCTCTCCCATATATTTTGCAGCGAACATCAATGCTCCGACACCCAATACAAATCCATAGAAAAATGCTTCTTCTCCAATTTCATATAATCTAGCACCGGCTAAACACGAAACAACTAATCCACCTACTGACATTATGTTCCAAAATGTTTTATCCATATATTATTCACCTCCATCTATCCAGCAAGTTCATATTTATGTCTCAAAAATTCACTAAGATCATTCACCATATATGTATAATTCTCTTTCTGATCTTTAATATATGTATCGTTTCTTTCGAAGAAACTCATCATCCATGCCGGAATTTCTTCATCAAGTTCATTTTCAATACTGTATGCAATTACGGCAAGTAATGAATTATTATTTCCAGGTTCAAGAAGTTTTGACGAATTATCCACTTCCACTGACCAGTCTTCTAGCAGTGATTTGTACAATTCAATATCATCTTCGATAACATCTTCTTTTACGTTATGTCTGATGAATTCTAGTGTATTCTGTTCTGTACAAACATTTTCAATTACATTATTCTCTTCTACTTCAACAAAGTTTTCTTCATCTTCTTTAATATGTAAATACTCTTTCATGAGAGCAGTTAAGATGTTAATTTTCTCTTTTAAAATAGCCTTACCTTTTGTATGACGATCTTCGTTTAATTTGTCAAATGTTACTCCATTTACATCTTTTTTATATAAAGACTTTTCAAATTCTTCTACAAAATCCTTAAACTTAATATCATCTAATCCAAATTTAGCAAACTCTTTAAACACAGGAATCCAAACAATAACATTTTTTGGCACAAACACTTCTGTGAAATTATCTTTGCATACAGATTCAATCCTACTAAAATATTCATTTACAGTATCAAAATGTTCTTCTATTGCATTCTCATTTAGGTATTTGCTCATATTTTTTATTGCACTTTTCCAGTTATCAAAGAAAAACGTTGTCATGACAGATTCACATACAAGTCTTTCTCTAATACCTTTCGATTGCTGTTTACCGGAACAAGACATACAATTTTTAAAGAATTTATTTTTCTCAGATATTGTCCTTATTTTTCTTGCATGTAAATCAATATAAGTAAATGCTTTCTGAGATGTATTCATTCCCAAATGATTGTTATATCTTCTCACCAACTTACTAATCTGTGACATCGTGCAGTGTTGATGTATTGTAATATCAATCTGATAATCATCAAACATTTTTTTCAATTCTGGCGGCAACATTTCATATGTTTTTCTTCTCAAATCATATTCAACAGATTCCCAAATAACTTTTCCATATTCATCTTTACAGATTTTATTATTTTCATCTTTCTTTTTTCTCTGATATTGGATAATCGGATCTTCTAAAGTAGCTGTAATTTTATAGTTTTCATGCTTAAATTTAATCAACGCAGAACTTCTTTGCATCCCATCAACAATGTATTGCTGCACAACGTCTTCGTCCAAATCTTCTTCTCCTAAGATAATTGGTGGAATATAATCATCAGTTAATACAGTTTTGATTAACTCATTCACCATTCCATTTTCCCAACAAAATAGTCTTTGGACATCCTGATTGTCACTAATATCTTCTTCCACAATTTTCTCTAAATAAGAATCTAGTGATAATGTCTTTTTCCTAATTTTCTTTGCCATGATTATATTCCTCCAATTTTTTACTTACGTAGTAATATTTTTACATTTTCATAACGCTGCATAGATCCGAGTATCTTATCTCTATATTCTCTCTCTGTCATATGCAATTCTTTAAGAATCTCCTCCTGAGAATATCCAGAACAAATAAGATCAACCGCTTTTTGTTGTTTGTAAGATAAATTACTCTTGTACATTTCAATCCTATCTGTAGTAGGACAAATATTATTCTCTACTTCATCCTCCAAATTAAATCCTGAAGAGATGCTTTCTTCCAATGTATAATCTTCATCTGGGTCAACTTTCATATGTATAGAAATGTCTGTAATAATTACAGGATTTCCTTTATTATCTCTTTTAATTTTCCCTTTTTTGTCTGTTTCAAGATTACACCGCTTAAACCTGAAATTATCTCTTTTCCACGTTTCTCTTCGTCTTATAAGGTTCCCATAATAATATGTATTGAATTTACACTTTTTTGATTTATCGTATGTTTTTATGCTCTCCACGAGAATTTCTACCGCTTTTCCATAGTAGTCATCCAAATACCCTTTTGGTATATTTGTACTAGAAAAAATCTTGTCACAAATTCTTCTGATTTCCTTCATGTTGTTTCCTACATAAAATCTACATATCTCGTCTATTTCTTTTTCGTCCAGTCTACTCATTTTAATGCGCCTCCTTCAGATTATAATTCATCAAAGAAATCATCGTCTTCCACAATTCTTACTTCAAACCGCCTAGTTCCTAGCCGATTGAATGTCTTTTCAATATTCTTAATTACAACAGAACATTTCGTGTTGTCCAGAACAGATTGAATGATTATCAACTCATCTTTAATCTGTCTTCTCTTTTCTAAGATTTCTTTTTCTCTCTTGTAAAGTTTGTATCCATCGCAACCAGATTTCCATTTTTCTAGTTCTATCTGATGCATACAGTTTGACAATTCACGATCAATATTTGCCAATTTTTTATGTAATACTGTTCTTCTTCTCGTAGCCTCTTCCACAAATTCGCTGCACTGTTTTGATTTTTCAATCCACTGTACAACCTCATCACAAGGAATGTATGAGTCTTTTTTTATGTACTTCTTCTGTTCTGTTTGTACACTATCTGAATCCGTTTTGTTCTGAATAACTTCCTGATCAGACTTTGAAATAGGTTTTACTCTAAAATGAAAATTCTTCAATACTTTTGGAAGATTTTTCTGTATGTTCTCAGCTTTATCTTTTTCAAAAACCTGAGCATTACTTTTAGAACAAGTAACAGGAGACCCTTCAGAGTTTAACCTGATGTACAATTTGTCGTTAGTCACGACACAATTCATTTTAATCACCCTTTCCTTTTTTACTTTTCATTACGTTATTCTCTACATTTGACATGATCTTCTAAAAAATCGCATCAGAAATAAACGTTTAGAAACTTTTCTACACGAATAAAAAGTAAATTTCAATATTCAGTTTTCCAATATTTGGAATTTTTAGCTGATACGCTTGACTACTTTGAAAAAAATATGTATTATACTAGTAGGGATAGCGTAAGCTGTTCTTAGCACTCCCATTTTGGGAAATGCGTTTTTTGGTTTTAGAAGAGCCGGAACCGGAGGTGTTGGCGCACCTGTGATGGATTTCCGTCTCTTCTTTTTTATTATGTTTACAAAAAGTATATTAACACGAACACTTGTTCTTGTCAATAGTTGACAGAACGTTTGTTCGATTTTTTGTTCTTTTCTGTTCTTCTGTATCCGGGAAAGGATCATGAACTAATATTGTACTCATAGTTCCGATAGGTTTTATGTTTATCAAATCTAATTGTTTTTCGGAAAACACTCTCAGTTGGTTTAAAAAGTCATCACAAATTTTTGCTATTGTTTCAGACCGTTCGATAATATCCTTGCATTCCTGAAAAGTTTTTCTTTCAAAACCTACCACCTCATTATTTTCTAAGTCCTGTTCCGCAACTAATACTTTTTTTCCTTTACAATATTTCACTGCTTCATCAATATCCATTAATATATATCTCATGCCACATCATCTCCCCACATAAAATTTGCTTCATAAACCCTTCTAATTTCTCGTTTGTCTTTTATATCTGTCAATTTGCCGAGGTATTTTATAATTCTTAACTCTGAAATTTGTTTTAAGCATTCTGCCAAAACAATAGAATCTTTTACCAAACCAGTTCCTCTACCTCTTTTTATCAGAGTATGCGTAGGTTGGTTTGGATTTTTTAATTTTGTACTTATTGGCATAACTAACGTAGTTGCAGCATGGTGATTACCAATATCATTCTGAATCACAACTGCGGGTCTTTTACCACCTTGCTCATGACCTATCGGATTATCTCCGAAGTCAACCATAACAATATCAAACTGTTTTACATTCATTACGCATCCTCCTTTCTTTTGAATCTATGTACTTCTCTCTTTCGTTGTTATAAGTATATACTCTTTACAGTATATTGTCAAGAGTATATTCCATAAAATATATTTATTTTCTCAAGAATATATGCTAAACTATATACTGTAAACAATATACGAAGAACAGGAGATGGATACATGCGCTTAGATATTAAAGATTTAGTGGATGAAAAATTCCAAAATAAAAACCAATTTGCAAAAGCAATCGGTGTTGGATATCCTGCTGCTTGTAAACTTTATGATGGAGACACAAGCAAAATCAATTTTGATACACTAGAAAGAATATGTATCGCACTAGAATGTACTCCAACTGATTTATTCAAATCTGACGATCCAGCGTTAAATAGACTTCTTTTATATTATTACAAGTTGCATGAAGCCAATGAAAAAGACGATACAAAATAAGTATCGTCTTTACATATATTCTTACATATGAATTGTTTCTTTAGCCTTTCTAGCTGCTATGTCCCAATTTACTTCTATCCCGGAACCAATACTATACCATGTATCTTGGCTTTCACTGTACTGCAACACATTCCAACACCATAAGTTTGACTTTTCTTTGTGCGGTTCTAAAATTACTTTTCTCATAACATTTACACCTCCCGGATGAAAGTTAAATTTCATCTCATATTAAATTTTACCATATTCTTTTGCTTTTTCAAGCGCAACTTTTCCTGCTTCATCCTCGTCATCATAATAACCAAAATGACACCTTCTTCCATCAACCTCGAATCCAACAACCCATTTATTTCTCGTTTTATTCCAACAAACATACTTATACTTGCTCTTTCTACGATTTTCTTCTTTCATTTTTATATTATTGAAAAATGCAAACATTCGTATTGCATTTATTGATTTGTTTGGTAAAAATTTGACACATTCTGTACCTATGAACGGATATTTTTCTTTTATAATGTCTTTTTCTTCTTTTGTCCATGTTTTCCTGAGAGATATTCCCATTTCATTAAGTTTTCGTCTGACACTACTAACTGGTCTATCCAAAACTTCTGCAATTTTATTTGCATCGTATATTTCATAATTTTCTTTTAAAAAAATAATTTCTTCGCCTTTCCATAAATAACGAGATATAAGACCAAGCCTTTTTGCCATCGCTTTGATTGTTCCCTTTTTTCGATATGGTATTAACTCATAACACTTTTTACTATTCCATTCATAATATGTTTTTAATATATCTATTTCCTCATCCGTCCACTTTATTTTGGATTTTGAAGCTCCTATTTTTTTTGCCCTTGCTATGATTGCTTTTCTAGTTCTGTACGGTAATTTTTTCATACAAAAATCAATCCCATTTTCTATATAATTATTTAATAAAATATTATCTTCTTCTATCGTCCATTCTTTACAAATTGAAAAAATATTATTTTCTATCTCCCTAAAAACATCAGTGGTCTTATGTAAACAATCAATAATAGAATATTTTTCAATATCAAAATCCATAGAACACTCTGTATATCCACCGTTCATTCTAATGTCAATGCACTTCTCTATATCATCTTTTAAAACAACTTTAACTCCATTAGCATTATCAACTAAATCTAAGACAATAGGTTTTTTATTAGAATTTGCAGTAATGCATCTTCCGATCTGTTGATAATAAATAATATTAGATGATGTGGGTCTTAAT